CCCCATAAGCGATCTAAGATTGAACAAGGAAAATTCCGTTTGATCTCTGGAGTGTCAATAGTCGATCAAATGATTGACAAGTTGATGTTCAGATGTCAGAACAACTTGGAGATTGCTATGTGGGAACAAGTCCCGTCAAAGCCAGGAATAGGACTTGATGATGAGGGCTTACAGGAGATGGCTCAGTGGTTTCGCAAGAAACTCGAGAAACGTCCCCTGGTGTCAACAGACATTTCAGGATGGGATTGGTCAGTGCAAGAGTGGGAACTGTGGGCAGACTTAGACTGTCGAGTTAAACTTTGTGACGGACAAGAAAGCCTATGGGAATTCATCGCGCGATCCCGGGTTTACTGTGTAAGCAGAAAGACCCTTGTACTACCAGATGGCTCCCTGATCTCCCAACATTGGCCCGGTGTGCAGGCCTCCGGATGGTATAACACCTCTTCGACAAACTCCAGGATGCGCGTGCTTGTAAGAGCGGTAGCGTATTCAGAGTGGTGTGAGAAGACTGGGAAGGAATTTGAACCAGAGGAGGTCAGTGCTTGTGTAGCAATGGGGGATGATTGCGTAGAATCGTTGTTGGATGACGAGGTCTACGACTTAATTGGCGAATACGGACATATAATCAAAGAGAAGACAGAGTTTAGCACCCTTGAGGGTGTGGAATTCTGCTCCCACCGATGGTACTCCGATGGATTGGCTCGGCCCACTAGCTGGGTGAAAACCCTGTTTAGATTCGCTCAACATCCAGATGATCCTATCCAGTTGCTCGACTGGACGATTCAGCTTCGCGGAGACATGAGAAATGTCCGGGAGGATCATGATAAAGCTCAAATCGAGAAGTGCATCGCAGCGAAGCTGAACGCTGCAAAAGATGCCAACTGAAGCGCAGAGAAATAGAAGACGACGCAGACAGCAGCGACAGCCCCAGAGAAGAACCCGGAACCGAGTTAATAGACGTGGGAGTGCAGGTACGCAGGCTTTTCCATTCATAGGACGGTCGATAACTAACGCCAACGCGTGGTTGTCCAGTACCTACGAATTCAACGTAGCCGCGGTTACTGCGGAATCCCCTAAGCATATTTACGAATTCGCGTTTAAGGATCTTCCTGATTGGAAGGATCATCTCAAGAAATCAGGAGAGTACCGTTTGATCAGGGCTGTTGTAGCTTACTCACCTTTGACATCACACGA